TGAGTTATGAGGGCGCCCAATTCTTGACCTGTCATCTTAGTTATCCAACGGAACTCTGGTCTGTTGGGGTTATTGATGAACTGCCCGAGAAAGTAATTCATCGGAGCCAGGACGATTTGGCGACTGTATGAGGGGCTACAAATCATACGAGGATTCTTGTCACACCAATCAGGATCAACCGGGGATGTACCATCGTAACCCGGAAGCATCGGTTGGTTGGAAGCCTCGCTTTTAGTGAAGGCCACATTCTTGAAATGTTTCCATGTGCGCAGGTAGGGTAAAACCTCTCGAACAACCCTGTCACGTTGGTACGGCTCCAAGTGCAACAACCATGTGGCCAAGCATGGGCCGAAGGCAACCGTGGGTAGACTATAACCATTAAGGAAGGGCTCCAAGCATGTCTGCTGTAGAGCCTCGTATTCCCTGGTTGCAAACCCCTTAGGTTTCAGCCAACGACCATAATTCGAAGCGATCAATGACACCCCATTCTTCACTTTAGGGAACGCGACATTGACTCCACTGTACATTGCGAAGCAGTGGTGGTCATCAAACTGATGTGCCGCATCCTTAAATGGAATTGAAACCGCCGTAGAACTGGACTTGATACCCTCAGCGGAGGCAGACGTACCATAGAACTGGACAGCCTTGCCTAGAGGAGTACTCAACTTACGAGCCCAAGTCGTAGCAGAAACGGAGAAAGTCGTAAACCGCGTGCCAAAATCCCCAGTCGCAAAGATTCTCGGGCGATAGCTAACAGCATACACCAGATACTCCAATGCAACAAACCCAACGTAGACCGTCATGAAAAGAACAAAGATCTGCCAATACACAATTGACAAGATCTTTGTGGTCGTCATGATGGCTCGTCGCGGACTTGTATAAAGGGTGCGCATTCCGACTAGCACACCATACTTAAAACAAACCGCCACATTGGGGAGGAACGTCAAACCAGCTATTATTTGCACCAACGCATAAGGATCATGCGCCCAGTCAAACCCGAAAGCCCACCAGGTGCAAGCAATTGCAAAACAAGCCAGTAAGATGATAGATGCTACGATACCCGCTGTCCATCGAAACCGCGCGACGACGCGGTGGCGGAAGTAATCGTAACGCAAGGCATGGCGGACATACTTGATGTCACAGGGCTTATAAACGCTGCAATCCATGTGAACAGGGTCTACCTCACGACGAAATGCAAGGTAATATGAACACATGGTGGCCAGGCCGTCTCTGTAACGAAGAGCGAAGCCAAGCAACATTAAAACCCAAGCGATACCAACGTACACCGCAAAAGTTGCGAACTGTGAAAGACCCACACCGCCAACATGCGGAATTATGGGGCCAGTCAACAGGACCAACCCAAACCCAAGTAAAACGGACAAAACAGCCGACAGTAGTAGGACAAAAGTGACTGAGGCCAAACTGTGCGGTAAAGACGGTCGCTGACCATACACAGTCTGAGCCCAAGTGGTCACAGATGACTTCTGCACTATTGCAGCAAGAATTGCCTCATGAGGAATTTTCCCCCCCCATGACGGGTAACGATTGGCCCACACCAAATAGCTGTCCGGGTTCTTTCGTAGGATTGAAACCTGAGCAACGACAGCGTTAGCATGGAAAACTTCCTGTTCAGACGGCGACCCCTCTTTGACACGAAGGGATGGCACAGCACTAGTCAGCGCTGCTGTCATTTGGGCCGTGACCGGGAAGTGACATCCAGGCAAATACCGCACATTCTCAAGGTTATACACCTCGGCGACCTCATCACCAAGTGCACCAACATACATTGACACCACACCGTAGACCAATCCAAGGGAAAACGCACCATTCATAGTTTGCACAGGTCGAGTTTCAACCATAGTCTTCATCAACTTGGTTGACCAGTGAAAATCGAACAACTCCTTGATCTGTACCAACTCCTCGTGAGCGGTGAACAGTGGGTGGTGAACAAAAGCCGGAAGCGCCGTGGCAACTGGTTTAGGGTTGCTCTGGGTGACCACATAAGCGTAATAGGTATCAGTGCTAGCATCAAAGCACATGATTTGCGCGCCTATTGGGTCGCCTCTCGGCGGACACAATATCGAGACCGGTTTAGTATAATCTCGGTCGAAGTAATGGATGGTGCTTATGCCGAAATAGCAAAAGAGCGCCATTGCCGCTTTTGACAATTGCCAACCTGCGTGGTTGACAATCAAGTGGCGTGGACGCTCCTCGGGGGCAAGCCCTCCAAGACTTTGACCCCAAGAGAGTAAATCCGTGAGGTCCTTCTGCAAACAGAGTTCGGTGATGCGCGGATTGTCGGACAACGAATCGACGCGCGTTCCCGTAACGTCCTCTTGTATTACAGGGATGAGACGCTGCGGTGTGGATAGAACGATCTGATCCACAAGCGCCGCAACTTCTCGTGTGTTGACAGAGACATAATCTCTGTCGAGTTGTCGGAGAAACCCAGCCATAAACTGGGGCTT